CGCAATGGCTGTTACCATTGACTCGTCATTAGTTAATTTTCTATAAGTTTGTGGCTTTAAAGATTTTTTTATTTCGTCTGAAATTACTCTTGAAGTTCTAACATTTTCATAAAATTTTCTTACATTTCCATCTATTTCATTTGGCTCATCAGATTGATTATTTTTCTCTTCATCTAAAGAATACCTTATATCTGGATTAGCAGTTGGATTTGTGTTGTCTATGTTTTTGAATTGATTACTATTGAATGTAATATAATCAGTTCCTAGCTTTCCACCTACTGAATCACTATGACCACCTTCATCATAAATATTTTTAATTATAACTCCGTCTGAAACAATTTCTCCTTCATCTATTGCTTCTTCAATTGCTGATACTAGATCTGCTGTTGATGTTCTATGTTTTCCGTCCTCTTGCCACGTTGAAGCACCGTAAGTATTTAAAAAATTTCTTACATCGTTTATCCCATCTATTAAAATATTGTCTACATCAATTTTTGACCATATTTCTCCGGCTACATCTACTATTATTGGATTTGTTATATTTACATATCCTTCGTATATTCCGTTATTTCCTGTGTATGTCTGTGCAACTGCTTTATTGTCTGTAAAGTAGTTTACATTTCTTTTAAACTCTGTGAATCCTGCATTATTTGTTCCGTGATATACTTCTATTAATCTACCATTCTCATCTCTTACCTTACTATCCTTAAAATACTCTTGTTGCTCTTTTGTTAATTTTCTGCCTTGATTGTCCATAGAAAAAGAACTAGAATTTTCTAGTTCCTTGCTAGTTAAGCGTCCTCTTCCATCCACCAATCGATTATATTCGCTTCTATTTTCTGATATGTTTTCTTGATTTTTATCAAGATTCTCCTCAAAATTTTCTTCATAACTAATTCCCCTTTTATCAAAATAATTATACACTCCATCTTTTATCTTGTCAACTATTCCTCTATTTTTCATATAATTATCTAATTCTAAATGTTTTGGATTATTTTTAGAACTTTCTGGGGCTATATTATTTAATTTTTTATTATAATATTTTTCTAGATAATACCTATTTTTAGTTTCTGCCGCTTCTATTTCACCTAAGCTATTTAAGTACGCTAACTTGCTTTTTTTAGAACTTTTTCCAGGTTCAAAGCCTTCAATATCTTGAATAGCATGTTGAATTTCATGTATTAAAGTTCCTTCTAGTTCTTGCTCGTTTTTTGTTAGATTATTATTCAACCTTATTCTTCTATATTTTCTATTAAAAGACCCGTTCGAATCCATATCGCTTATCTTAACTTCATAATTTTTTAACTCTGGATACACCATAAATAAAGTATCGTGTTCCAAAATATCACCCAATTTATAGGTAGAATTTTTCTTTAGATTTTTAATATTTTTTATTGACATGTGCTTATCAGTAAACTCGAATTTCCAATCACCATTTTTATCTTGAAACCAATCCGTATGTTTTCTTATAGTTTCATTATCAACACCATTTCTTTGCATTTGTTGGGCTTGATTATATAATCTTTCTAAAGCCATGTTACTAGCATCATGTTTTATGGCATTGTCCATTCCTATTGTTCCAGCAATAGAATATCTAGGTGCTTGTTTATCTTTAGCAGTCATAGCGGTATTATTTACTTTTTTCTGCATAGACTTATTATTGACAGTATTACTTTTTTGTGATATACTGTTATTAGAGCTAGCTACGGTGCTAAAGCCCGTACCTTTCTCTTTTTTTTGTTCATAAATTTTTGTGAATTTACTACTCTTTATATTATGCTTAATATAATCATTTAAGTCTATACCATTTATCTCCTCATACCCATATACAGTCTTCACTCTATTTATATCAATTTTTATATTATTTACATTCGTATTTGTTTCAATTTCTACAGGTACTACAATATTGTTATTATTTTTATCTTTTACTATTGTTAAAATTAAATATTCGTTGCTATTGTTATTTTGGAAAATTACTCTAGGATTGTCTAAACTATCTATTGCTTTAATATAAATATCTTTACCCAGCCCATGATAATGGTCTCTCGGATTGATTGCTAATCCAAGTTTTTGCGCTTCTATATCTGTTAGAATATTTTTTCTAATATGTGATGGATTTTCATACATTGGCAAATCCTTTATTCCATTATTAACCAAAATAGTCGGAGTATAATCTCTTAATTTTACAGGTGTTCTTACTTTTATATTGTTTAGTATATTATCAATATCATTACTCAAATTTTCACTATAATGATATTTTGTATTATTGTTCTGTTTATTTACACCCTTCAAAGCATTCTCCCATAACTTTTCAGCCTTACGCAAATTATCATATTCTAATCTTTGTTCAGGTTCCATTTTAGCAACTTTTTTATAATAGTTAATCTTATTTTTTATCCACTCGAAAATTCTTTGTGCCGTGCTCTTATCAGCATTAACAATTTTGTTTACAAATATTTCATCACCAATAAATCTTTCTGTATATTTAGCAACTAATTCTTTTTCTAAATCAGCTTCTGTAAATTCTCTACCTTCTTTTGCATATTGTTTTGAATAAATTTCGTTCACATTATTTCTCATTTGTTCAAAATCTTCTTGTTTTTGCAATTCAGTTAAAACGTGATTTTTCAAAACCTCATAACCTTTTGAATTATTTTCAGAATAATGACTCACTTCATGAATTATATCTTCTAATCGCCCACTCTTATCATCAATTGTTACTTTATTTCCTTCTATTTTTGCTCTTGCAGTAGGCAAATTATCTACATCTAATTCTAAATTATTTTCTGTTATTTTATTTATTCCCCTCATTAATTCGCTTGGTGCTACATTTGCTATTGGCGCTTTTTCAATAGTCGTGGTGACTGGTCTAGTAATAGCTTTATTTACTCTTGATTTCTCATTAATAACTGGTAATTTTTTATCTTGTTGTGTTATAAAATCATCTTTTACTGCTGATATAGAACTTCTTATTTCATTTTCCACATCTACTTTACCACTCGCTTGTGTATCGCTTACTGCTTGTTGTATTTCTGCATTCGTTACTGGTATATTACTATTCATCTTTTGAACAACATTAATCGCACTTCCTATACCTGCACTTGCACCACCTGTTATAATTGATATTAAAGCACCATCTATTCCAGACTGTAACATTCGACTTCCCATATTTGAAAAATCAGCGGTATCTTTACCACCTGTTATAGTAGCAGTTACTTCACTTATTGGTTCTATAATTGCTTCCTCTGCAAAATTTTCGGCTATATCTAAACCATAAGTTTTTAATGCTTTTGATATGTTGCCTTTTGCTAACGCTTTTCCTACACCTTTTGTTAACCAAGCTCCTAATGTTTCTGTTGCACCTTCTACAAGTCCCATTACACCACCGTAATTTCTCGCTTCATCTTTTGTCATACCTCTCTGCAAACCTTCATCAGTGTATTGACTAGCTGCGGAACCAGCAAAATATACTGGACCTGCTCCTGGTATAAATCCAGGTAGCATTTGCCCTATAGATGGTGCCAATTCTGCTACTTTTCTACTTATTGGATTTGTAGAACTTTGAATATTCGCTTGAATCTTTTCCAAGTTTTTATTTTGCACATTACTTATATTTTGATTTTTTCCATTTAAATTATCAATTATTTTTTGTTGAAGAGATGATGAATATGTAGAAGTCGGGTCAATTTGAATCCCATGTATTTTTTCAATTAAATCCTGATTTGTTTTATTAAAAAGTTTTTGTTCTCTTTCTTGCGTTCTTAAATTCAAATCGTTGATTTGTTTTCCAAAATGTAGTAATCCATTCTGTACACCTAATCCTGTATTTTCTATTATATTTTTAGTATCACCAACCACATTAGCTATTGTGTCTCCATATTTTTTCCTAATAATCAAATCTGTTGCAATAGGTAATACGTCTGATATTATATTTTTTGAAGAATTATTTTGCACCGTTGCAGTACTTGGATTCTTTAAAAATGTAGTCGGTGCCGCTTGTTCTTGTATTTGCGTTCTTGTTGTATCTTGAAATTTATTTAAACGCGAATTTGTTTCTGCTATTCTATTTATTCTGTCATTGTTATTATTAATAGACGTACTGCTTCCAGACACTCTACTTATTCTGTCACTATTATTTTTAGTAGTAGCAGAAACATTTTCGCTTTTAGTTAACTTTTGTTCTGTTTTTTTCACATAACTTTTATACTTATTATCATCTTTAACTAATTCTTCTATATCTTCCCAAATACTCATAAGACCTCCTAATATCCTAATTCTTTCAATACAGCTTTTGCCTCATCTTCTGTAAATGCTCCTTGTTTTAACATTGATGCAATTCCTATCTTTAATTCATCTTCTGTTACTTTAACTCCTCTCATTTTTTCTAAATTACGCATACTGTTTACCCAATCACTTGCTTTTTGTGTTAATACTGGTTCTGCATTTGATTGAGTTGTTCCAGAAATCGACCAATTTGAAGCGTTTGAAGTATTTGCTGTGCTACTAGAACTTTTTGAACTACTTCCTGAACTACCCGAATTACTATTTTTTTTTAAAGCCATTTCATATTCCTTTAACCAATTCTCTTGTGCTAATCTATCTTGTTCCTTTTGATATTCAAATTCTCTCAAATAATTTTCTTGTGCTATTCTATCTTGCTCTTTTGCATAATCTGCATTTGCAAAATTCAAATAATTTGATAAAGAATTTTGATATGTTGAACGTGCTAATTCCCTCAAATAATTCTCTTGTGCCAATCTATCTTGTTCTTTTTGATACTCAAATTCTTTTAAGTAATTTTCTTGTGCTATTCGGTCTTGTTCTTTTGTATAATCTATATTTGCAAAATTCAAATAATTAGCTATTGCATTTTGATATCTCTGATTTGCTAATTCATTACCGTATTTTTGTAATTCTAATTTAGCATTTTCTATTTCGCCTAATAATTGATTTTCTTGAGCATCGTATTGTAATTGTGTATTTAACACTTGAGTATCTATATCTCTTATTGAGTTATCTCTGTTTGATTGTAAGTTTGCTAAATTATTACTATATGCATTTTCTACATTTGCGTACGCACTTCCTACTAATCCACTTGTACTTAATCCAGCTTGTGACAGTTCTTGTGCCACACCTTTACTTGCTAACATTTTATTAATATATGCTTGTCTTGCACTATCATTATAATTATTTAATACCGTATCTCTTTGTGCATTGATTTGATTTAATGCTTGTTGCTCTTGATTTTGCAATCCTTGTTTATACTGTTCTGCTATTTTTTCATATTGTGCTAGTAAAGCTTGTGTTTCATTTGTTGTATTTGAAGTAGCACTTTTAGCATATTCTTCTGCTAATTGTTGCGTAGTTTTGCTTGGAATAGATTGAGTTGTAGCAGTACTTGATGGAATTACTGCATTGTTTCCTGATTGTTTCTGGTAATTCAACAATGTTTTTGTTATATCTGCAATACTATTTTTCGCATATTCCTCTGCTAATTGTTGCGTTGTTTTTGTTGGTGTAACAGAATTATTAACGGATTTCTGTATTGTTGTTTGCATTGGTTGTACTGATTGCGTTACTTGCTGTTTTGGTTGTTGAACTACTGTTGACTGCGTTGTTGTTTTCTGTGTTGGTAAATTCAAACTATTTCCTGCATAAATTAAATTTGCATTTTTTATATATGGATTTAAGCTCATTAATTCATTAACTGTTGTATTATATTTTGATGCAATACCACTTAGAGTATCGCCTCTTTGAATTTTATATGTATTACTAGACATTTTTTACACTCCTTTTAAAAAATATCAAAAACGGCTAAAATCGTACCTTCAGAATCGATTTAGAGCCGTTTTGTTATTTAATTAATATAACTTGTTATTTATTTCAATAATTTGTTTACAAGCTTTTGTATCTCATTAAAATCATATCCTGCATTTTTTAGCCTATATTTTCTATCTTCACCATTACCCCAATCACCTCGTATAACTTCTTTTGCAATTTCTTCATTAGATTTTTTATTTTCTACTTTTTTACCTAGTAAAATTTCATTTACTTTAGCTTGTACTTCATCGAATAAAGAACCTAAAGCTTTTTTTCTATCTTCGCCATTACCATATTTACCTTGTATAACTTCTTGAGCTAAATCTACAATAGATTTTGTCTCTTGCACTTCTTGCTTTTTGTTTAAACCATCTATAATTTCTTGCATAGGATAATTTTTACCTGGACAAGAAGTTTTATTTACATCTTTATGTCCTTGTATTTTACTTATACTATATTTATTAGTTAAATATTTTAATAACTCTACAATAGAATTTCTTTGTGCATCACTCATGGTGTCTTTCTCAAAATTTCCTTCTGCACAAATTCCAATTGAATCTGCATTACTTCCATATGCGTGTGCACCAATTGTATCTTCAGGGCGCCCTTTAAATATTTCACCATTTTTTCTTACATAAAAGTGGTAACCTATGCCAGCATAATTCAAACTATTCTTATGATAATTATGTATTACTTCTACACTTTGCAACACTTCTACTCCTGTATGGTGTAATATTATTCTATTTGTTGCACCCCTTCTATCTAATTTACTAAAATTTAAATTTGTTTCTATTATATTCATAACTTTAAACCTCCAATTATTCTTTATTTATAAGACTTTTAAATGCCTCATACAAACCTGTAGAAGCTAGTCCGCTTAATAACCCGCTTAATACTACTTCTGCAGTTATTCCTGTTCCTAAACACATTAGAATTTTTACTATTAATCCTAAAATACCTACAATTAAAGGTATGTATTTATTCGGTATAAAATCTAAACTAGTTTTTATAATATAGCCCACGCATAAACAAATACCTACTACTACTAAATCAAAAAACTGTGTTAATACTGCTAAATCCATATTATAATCCTCCTCCCTTTACATATCCTGTTAATATCCAAGCAATTACTCCTAGTCCTACTGTAATTACAGAACCAACAATTGCACTTAATATTTTTTGTTTAACTAACTTTTTATTTTCTTTATATTCTACAAACTCTTTAGATGTTAATGCATCTACCTTTTTATTTGTGTCATTCATGGTTTTTTGCATGCTTTCCATGTTTATAGCCATTATATGTACATCTTCAGCCAAATTTTTAGTAGTCCTAATATCTTCTTGCAACTCTTTTAAAATCAATTCAAACTTTTCATGTTCAGCTTCTGCTTTTGCTTGGTGTTCTTTCAAATTCATAACTTCTTGTGTTAATTGTTCATTAGTCATTTTATTCAACCTCCTCATTTGTTTCTATATTTGATGTTTGTACATTAGCAGCTAACAATGCTTCTATTTCCGCAAATTGTGTTTGCAGGTCTTTTTTATATTTTAATGTCATATTTGTATCTGCACTATTACTTATATTTGTTGTTGTTGGATATGTTTTTAGTGGTGTTTCTAGTGTGCCTAAATCCACCTCGTATGGTTCTGCTAGTTCGTAATAAACAGTTACATTGTTTTCTGCTAGCCAGGTTTTAAATGTTGCTAAATCTGATATATCACTTAATAACATTTTTACTTGCAAAGAGTAAATTTTACTTTCATTTAATGCTAATACCCCACCATTCCATGACCAAACACTATCACGAACTTTAAAATAATTACACAATGCATTTTCCCTAGTAGTATTTAAATAACAAACGTAATTATCATTTAAAAAACTTGATGGTAAATAAAATTGAATACTATCAACAGTATTAGGATTTTGCCAATCATCTTTCCAATCCTCACTTCCATTCAAAACAACTTTTTCAATATTTTTTAATAACTTAACATTACCATTTTTATCTATGTTTAAAGTATCTTTTACTCCATTTGGCAACTCTGCTATAAAATTATCTTGCAAATCTATGGTTTTCGTATCTTCTTTATATGGTTCATAGTCTGTTGCTGTATTATTTTTTTCTAACATTAATTTTAAATTATCATTTCCAAAAACTTTTTGATAAATATACATACCTAGATAAACTTCTGTGTCTTCTGTAATTGTAAATGACTTACTTGTATTAGAATTTAAATTAATAGTGACTAATCCTGTATTATCAGAAGTTTTGTTTATATTTATAGCCAGATTTAAACCTAAATTTGACTCATGATGGAAAGTATAAGTTCCTGCTTTTAATGTGAAATTAAAATTACTTTTATAATTTTGGCTTGACGTCAAAATCTCTTTTGTAGACGTTCCATTTAAAATCAATTCTCCATTAGAACAAGAAAAATTCACACCACTAATATTAAAATTTTGCTCTTTAAATGGCAACCAATTCTTCCCACATGTTTTTACTTCAACACTATCTTTTATAACATTAATTTCACTTGGAGAATCTGGACTAGGCATTACTCCATATTGTTCAAAACTGCCCGCACTTTCGCCTTCTACAATCATCGGATATAATGTTAAGTTAGTAACAGTAGTTCCTGTGTATATTGCAAGATATGTATAACATTCTGCATCAGTTTCGTTCGTATAGTTTTGCGTCCTTTCTTCTTTATTCTCAGCATTTGTACTTAATAAATACGCATTTTTAGTAACACTTCTAGTAGTCATAGTTACCTGATTTGTACCGCACCCACCTAAATAACTACTGTATGTTTTCCCTTTTTCTAAAGTAAAATATGCTCCACTCGTATCATTTAAATTAATATACGTGTTTGTCGTTGCTGTACCATTTAAAGTTAAAGAACCATCTCCATTATTAATTACTTCAATTCCGTTTTGAGTAGTATTTGGTAAAGTTAATTTTAATTTATTCTTGCCACTTCTTGTTTCTTGCTCTGCTTTACCGTCTACTGTTAATTCAGCAACATAATCTGCGCTATCTTTTACATTTATAGAAGTGCCAGAAACTGACATAGATTTCATTAAAGTACTTATATCTCCAGTATCTCCTTTTTCTCCTTTGTCACCCTTCTCTCCTTTTTCTCCTTTATCGCCTTTTGGCAATACTAAATTTAATACCTGATTTGGGCTTTCTCCAGTTATACTCACATTTGCTTCATCACCTGTTGTTACTTCCCCTATAGATAAAACATTAGCAGGACCTTGCGGACCTGATGGATACAATTCGCCTACTTCTAATTCAACGCTTGCATTTAAACTTTCTACTGTTTCAGCTTGTGCATTCAAACTTTCTACTATCTCATTCAATTTTTAATCCTCCTTCGCTTCTGGGAATAATCTAAATATTTTCTCACCATCTTCATCGCTTCCAAAAATCGTTTGGTCATTATCTACTACAATGTTGTACCAATAATCTACTTTTTTATTTATATATTCCCCTATTTTAGTATCTTCGCTATTAAGCGGAATTTTAACTGTATGGCTTTCTTGCTGTACTATTACACTTTTTTTAAGCACAGGGTCTTCTATATATCCCTTTTTCTTTACTACTACTAAAGAAACTTTTTGCCCTACTTTAAATGTACAACCTTCTTTTAATTTAACTGTTATAGAACCTCTGTCACCTCGTGTTACTAATAAAGTAGTTCCATCTTCATCAAATTTAATCATCTATTAAATCCCTCCTTTATCTACATTTACATTAATTAACATACATATTAGTTTCCTTTCTTTATAAAAATAAAATTTAATAAGCAAAATGTTTTATCGTATATCCATTAGTCCAAATATACTCTATTAAGTTGCTACCGTCCCATGCCAATTGTGCTATAATAGTACTTCCATTTGTTATTCTTAACGGGCTGGATGCTGAATATTTTTTTAATAAACTTTTTGGCAAGATTCTCCAATCCGAGTAATTATTTGGTCCGCTTATAACTAAACTTATAAAATTCATATTGCTGTTTAAAGAAATGGCTATCCACGTGCCCTGCGCACTATTAGAATTTCCTTCACTTAAATTAGAAGCTTGTAATGCTGTTACGTTACTTTCTAGCTTATCTAAATTGTTTTTATTTATAAATTCCTCAAAAATACCATTTCCATTTTTAACGTAAATCGTTGGTTCTATATATTCTTCGTATGCTGTTATAGACGTGTTTTGCTCGAATTGTACATTAGTCAAATTTCCAGAGTAGAATCTAATATAACAGGTTTGGCTTGTTGTTTTCACACTTGAAGCTGCACTATATTTTATAAAACTTTTATCTTTTGCATATTCTATTATATTTAAAACCATAGCAGAAGCATTTTGTGATACTACATAATTAGTGTTTGGCTCTACTTTTATAAAATCGCTCGATACCCTATCTGCTTGCACTTGTTCTAAACCCGTTCCCGTATTAAGAGATACACCATTTTTATCAGTCGCGCTGTTATGAAGATTTATACCTTTTTTTAACCAAACTGCTTCTCCGTTTATAGGCTCTACAGAACTTATTATTAAATCCTTATTTTCAAATTCTTTATAAACATTATTTTCATCTTTAATAAAAATTGTTGGATTTGAATATTCTTGATATTGTGTTCTGACAGATCCTTCCTCTATTTGTAATCTAAGTGTTTTTAATATTTCTAAAGTTAACTCTTTATTATTATAATTAATACTCCATCTTACATATTTAGTCTCTGCTGAAGTTGTACCATTAACACTCTCTGCGCTTTCAAGCCTATTTACTTTTATAAAATTATAATCTTTATCATATTCAAATAAACGAATATCATATAAACTTTTATTAACACTAAATGTATAAGATGTATTAGGTTTAACCTCAATATATTCTTCACAACTACTATAGTATTCACTTTCACCTGTCATTCCATTTGCAACAGATATAGCAATCTTAAATACAGCTTTACTAATGTCTAACTCATTTTTGCTGTTGTGCGGATTAAACCACACTTTTTCACCTGTCGCAGGTTCTGTTGCACTTACTACCACAGCACTTTCTTCTATATTGTCTTGCATTTTATTTAAAACAAATGGGGATAACGGTGTTTCTCCAGTATATTCGGCGTCTTTCACTTCGTATTCTATTCCATCTATTGTTACTGTTGCTGGTTTTACAAGTTGTCCTTCTTCAAATTCAATTTTTTCCATCTTTTTTCTCCCTCCTCTTCTCTTTACTTTCCAATGCTTCTTCATATTGTTGTTGTTCAATGTTTATTAATTGTTCGTACATTTCTTTTACAATCGGTTTAAGAATAAAAGCCGGCAAACCAGAATCATTTACAACCTCTGCAAGCTTTTCTCTTAATTCTCTTTCTTTCAAAATAATATTTTGCATAATATCCCTCCTTATTTTTTAATCGCTTCAATTTCTTTTTGTAGATTTTCTATTAATTCTTGTTGTTCCTGCATTGCTTTCCACATAATTGAAGACATTGAATAAGTATCAATACCTTGTCCGCTTTTTGAAATCACTTCACTTGGCGTATTGTATTTTTCGCCTATTACAAAACCATAATGCTTTTTATCCGTGTCTTTTTCTTCTTTCATGTTGTATGAGTAAATTTCAGAATTTTTTATAATATGTAAAACACTATCTAATTTAGCAAAATTTTTCTTTATCTCTTCCAAAGATGTTTGCGATACTGTTGGTGTTGTTATTCCAGAACTCTTAACTCTTGTAGTCCCGTTTCCAAAAAGATATAATTGTGGGTCTGAATTATCATTATACAGATATGCTCCATAATTACTTGAAATCCCTGTGTTGTTTATATACAAACCACCGTCATTAGTATCAAGATAAATCACACCAGCATTTACCGCACTTCTTGTACTGCTGTTATCTTTGTTATAAACTTCTAAATTTGTATTTGAAGAACTTAAGCCACCTATAATTTTTATTTTGCCACCACTAATATTCATATTACTTGCAGTTACATTACCACTTTTATCTACCACAAAATTATCACTTTTAATTGTTATACTTTTACTACCTAAATTTATTTCATTTCCAGCTAATATATTTAAAACATCGTTTGCTGATAAAACAATACTACTTGCTCCTATGTTTTTTACAGTTATTTTATTTGCATCAATAGTACCTGTTGTTATATTATTTGCATCTAAATTTTTTACAGTTACTTTACTTGCATCAAGTGTACCAGTTATTATATTGCTTGCATTTATATTTGTTACTGTTATTTTACTAGCATCAATTATTCCTGTTGTTATGTTACTTGCACTTATGTTTTTAACTGCTATTTTAGTTGCATCTATCGTACCAGTCGTTATATTACTTGCATTTATGTTTGTTATTGTACATTTACTAGCATTTATTGTACCTGTTGTTAAACACGCACCATCTATCGTGGTCGTTCCTCCAGAAAGTCCACTCACAGTTACATATCCAGTCAAGTCTACTTTGTCTGCTTTTATTAAAACTGATGATGTTCCACCGTTTATTTCAGCTATTATTTTAGCACTTGTGAAATCACTTGCATTGTATTTTTTACTAACTTCTAGATTTATTCGAGTTGATGCCACCTCTATTGCTGCATTCATTTCTTCTGTTGTAGAATAACTTTGTAATTTTTCATTTACAGATATTACCACATGATTTGAAGCCATATCGATTTGAGATTTTGCTTCTCTTTTAGTTATAAATGTATCATTAAAATCGTTCTTTATTAAATATTCTGCATAAAACCTATTCCCCACTGTATCCACTAGATATATATAATTATCACCTTCGAATAGTTCTATTTGAGGATTTTCTATTACCTCTTTTATTGGATTTTCTAGAACACTCAATACTTGATATTCTGAAAGTTTTAATTTACGCATAACATAACTTTCATCTGGTGATATTATTAATTCATCTGAAACACTTCCATTGGTTCTTAATTCTTCAATATTTAATACATAACTTTTCTTTTCGTTACTAGGATTTAATCTACTTTGTTTATCTACAATTAATATATATTGCATTTTCTAGCCTCCCTTCTGATTAGGATATAAATTTGTTCTCGGATATAAATTCTTTCTAGGGAATAAGTCACTTTTATAGTTTTTACTTCCTTGAACTATTAATTTCAACAGATACCCTTCGCCAGCATTTGATATATATAATTCTGTTATCCCCTCTATTTCATCTCTATATCCCAAATCTACAAGTTTAGTCTCTATTACCCCGACTTCTTGAGTTATTTTACCTAAATCTGTTTCGATTTTTGTTGTTGTTTCTGTTATAGTTTCTAAATCCTGTCTTAATTCTTTTAGATTAGGGTCATATACTGCTACCCAATTAGTTCCATTATACCTATATAACTTCTTCGTATTTGTATTGGTCCATATATCTCCAACGCTTATATTTTCTATAGGTTCCTGCTTTTCATAAAAGCTTTGTATTTTTCCATCTCCGACTAATCTATCAATGTTTGCTTCTTCAAATGCTACTATAGCCAAGTTATCTTGTATTTGTTCCCATTCTTCTCCTGTAAACTTATATACATTTTCCTTAATATATGTATCAATATTATCTGTAACATACCATAAATCACCTGGTATTGCTGTTGTAGGAATTTTAAAATCAAAAAATATAGTAACTTTTCCCTCTTCTTTCGTTGCATTTATTCTATTTAAAGCATCACTTATATTATTTGCCACTTCATTAATACTTCTAATTGTTCCGTACCCTAACATATTAATCCAATCATTTTCATCGTAATATGTTTTTCCTGCTATAGCAATTAATATTTCGCCTTTTTTACCTGCTTTATGATCTTCATCACTTTGCAATATCCACATGTCGCCTAATTTGTAGTTATACGGTTGTGTTAAAAATATCCTATTCTTCTCTTCTGCTTCCTTTTTTGCTCCACTCTCTGTCGCCCAATCACTAGAAGTATAAACACCTATTTCACGAGTTTTTATACAAGTGTATATAATATCTCCATCTATCCAGGTATCACCTGCATAGTATGGCGGACTTGGTCTTGTTGCATAATGTCTACTTACATTTATAGGAATATCTATCTTTATTCCCTTTCCTATTTGGCTTATAATCTTATTTAAATAACCTAAATTAACAACATCTTCATCATATTTTGGTTCATTCATAATCAATCCCCCTTATAGAAGCTTCCAACGGTATAAACAACAGTTAGTGAATTGAAACTCATATTGTTTTCATCTTCATTTTCTATATATAAAGAGATGAAAGAGAGTTTTTTCGCTTTTTTCCTTATCACGGTTTTCTTTGGAAATGTAGAATCAATATAATTCTTATCTATTACTTGTTTTTCTCCATTCTTTAGAATATATCCTATTACTAATTTTGAAGTCGTAGGATTACTTGTCACTACTACTCTTTTTATATTTTTCTTTTTAGTAGCTTGTCCCAAATCTAAAATAGGTGTACTCCAATAAGAAACAACGTTTTTATCATTATCTTTATATCTATTCACATCATTGTCGCTTCTAAAACGACATATATTTCCATATTTATCGCCAAAATATAGTTTTTCATTCCATATAAACCATACTCTTATAGGTAAATCAGTCCAATAATACCACTCATATTGATAATTGCTATATCTACCATTTTTGTTACTTGTTTTAATTCTACTATCTGCAACATAAACATTGTTATTAATTGCTAGATAATATTTGCCATCATTCGCAACGCCTACAGCCTCTTTTAAATTTGGCTCTTTTAATAGATATTTATCTACATAATAACTTCTATGGTATGTAAATCTTTCATCATTAATAGTTGCACTATTTAACGCAAATATTCCATTTTGAGTTAATATTAAAGGCTCGTTAATCAAAGTATCACTTGCATATCTACCTATATTTCCTTCCCCTTTTGAGCTTCCTTCTAGCGGAAATACTTCTTTTCCATTATAATTTGCATATCCTAAATAAAATATCGTGCTATCAGTATCAGATACGCCTTTTAAAACAGCTAATTTACCACTATTCAGCCTAGCAAATCCAGTAATTCCGACTGTTGCTAATCCTATATTTTGTACATTTTCAACTGGCATATAAGTAATATCATTAAGTTCAGAAAACATTACAACATTTTTAAAATTAGAGTTACCTGACATAAATACTCTATTATTGGCACCAGCATAACCATAGGCAATAGCTAAATTACACTTATTTACTTGTGCTTTGCCTTCTGCATTATTTACACTATATTTAATTCTTACATTATCTTGATTATCAACTACTGATTCACCTATTGGATTTTTAAATGTTATCTCACCTTTTTCAAAATCAACTGTAAAATCATTATCTCTTACTTTTGCTACCCATTCAGCATTCTCATTTAACACCTCTACAAGAATTGGTAAACTAATATTCTTATCTGCTAATTTATATACCGTGTCTGTTGAATTACTTGTAAACAAATTTACTCTTGCATCTTGCAATAAATTTACACTTTCATATATCTGCGTTTTTATTCCATCTGGACTTCTTGCTATATGCGTTGTCGGGATATATCCCTTTTCATCTAAATATCCTGCTCTATCATTCTCTAATAATAAGTCATATATTATTGCTCTTTTACCATCTAAAATAAGTAGCTTTGAATTTATAACAATACCTTGAGAAATTGTATCCTCTAGCCCTGACATTATTTCTACATAGCTACTAAAATTAGTTTGCATTTCATACAATTTTGTGCCACAATGCACAACAAAAAATTCTCCTGCAACTGTATCAACATTCCACACGCCATTTATATTAGCTTTTTGCCCTAAATAAGCCAAAACTTCATATCCATTTCTTTTTTCTATTGTTCCATTATTATTTATAAAATTGTATCCATTCGGACATCTTCTTTTATCTATATCTGATATTGATGAACTAAAGTCTACACCAAGAAATCCATCTAAATTAACTTCATATTGCATAGGAGATGCCGGTATATTAAAACTTGCCATATATCCTCCTAATAAACATTATCTATTTGTGTTTGATTTTCTATATTGTAAATCAAATCTTGTAATCCTACTTCAAACTCATTTCTATATGCTGTTGCCTGTGCAATATCATCATCTTTATATAATTGACTTGCTATATATAATGGTATTAAAACGCATGCATCTTGAGGATATGGTAAATCATCATCATCAGATGTATCTTCTGTTATTCCTTCAAACACGGTTTTACTATATTTACCTTCATTATATTCATACATATTTGTTATATATGGTTTAATTCTTTGTATTGCTTCATTTGCAACTGCTGGCATTGCACTTAAATACCATTTGCAATCATCTGAATTTCTTAACTTATCTAAATTATCTACAGTTATAGGCTCATCTGTTGCAAACATCTTTTGCAATGCTGTTATTTGTACTTCGCTCCAAGTCATATTTTTTCGCCTCCTAACAAAAAAAGCAGGGCTTTATACTAACCCTGCATTTCTTAATTGCTCATAAACAGGGATTGAAACTTCTGTCTCTTCTCCTCTTATTACTTTTGCATATTTATCGTTTATTCCAATGATTATTTCTTTGTCTTTTGGATTTAATGGGTCTATTGGAATACGAACTTTTATTGTTTCTACATTATTTTTTTCTAACTCCTTTTGAGTTTTCTCAATATTTTTTTCAATTTTTTGTGTTGCCATTTCGCAATCCTCCTTATATAAAATTTAAAGGGGCATTTAAGCCCCTAAACTATTCGCCTACGCAAGTTTCTACTCTGACTAAAGCTTCTGGTTGTGTAATAACTGCAGTAAAGCAATTTTTCCATCCTGCACTTGCTCTTTGATTTAATGGGTCATCTGTTCCAGCAGAACCATTTTCTTTTACTATGATTTCTGGCTTACCAGCGCCTCCCTCTAAATCAATACAAGAATAAGAATCTTTTCCATACGCGAATGCTATATGAATATCCTTTTCCCCTTCTTTTACTGTTTTTAAGTTTGTAGATTCAAAGAATTTCATTCCATGCATTTTTCCTAACTCACCCTTTTGCATTTGTTCTGGTTTAGCATATTTAGAAACATCTACCCAGAATGGGTCTTCCATCAAGTCATAAGCAATGCTTGGACTAATTTGCATGTGATAATAACCGTCAGAGAATCTTTTAGCATTAGCATTTTTTAACTTTCTAACAATTTTCTTAATATCTGCACCAGTTAAAGTGGCTGTTACATTAGCCCTTGTTTCAACACCACCTGCAAAAAACACATTTGTACCTTTTGCAATAGCTTCTTGAATACGATTATCTACTAATACCCCAGCTTGTTCTCCTAATAATTCAGAAGTTTCTGTTAATACAGAATCTATTCCTGTCATTTTAATTAAATCAGATAACATTACATAGCTACCTTCTTGTGCAACTACTGCTTCGATTACTGTAATACTTAAATCGTTTCCATCTGGCGTTACACCTTCTGTTAAGCTTGCTGATGGTGGTGTTAATGAATTAAATTTTCTAAAATTCATTGTTCTACCTTGATTTTTAGGTAATTTTTTCTTTGTTGCATCTTTATAAAAATGTAACTCTGGTAATAATCTTTCTAATAACGCTCTCTCATAAAATATTTTATCTTCCGCAGATAATTGATTGTGGTTTTCCACATTTGTTATGGTTTGTATTTTTGTCGCCATATTAAATTCAACTCCTTTTTTAATTTTTAAAATAAAAATATAGCTACTTATATAAAGTAACTATCTTAATTCTCCATCTCTAGCTTTTTTTAGGTATTTTTGAAATTCTGCACTAGGCATATTTGCCCAGTCGAACCCTTTGGTTTCCCCATCATCAGCTTTGCCTGGAGTGGCAATATTATTTGCGACTAACTTTTTAGCAGTATCAACAGATTTTTTTTCATACTTACTAATCAACTTCGTATAGTCTTCATATATTTGTGCGAGTGAAACTTGTCCCACTTTACCACTAGCAAACAAATTAAAATCCGCATCCTTTGATAAATCATTCAGTTTTTCGACCGAATATTTATCAACAAAATCTCTAGTATCATTTTCATACCAAGATTTTTCTTTCGCCTCTTTATCTAATTGTATTTGCTTTTCAGCTTCAGCACGAGCTTTTTCTTTTTGTAGGTCTCTATATCCTTTTACTGGGTCTTTACCTTGTGAATCCAACTCAAACATATCTAAATACTCTTGAGCATCGTATTCATCATTGATAATCTCTCCTGTATACGGATTTTCTTTACCTATAACACTTCTAACTTTTCCAAGTTTTATACCATGTTCTATGCCCTCTTGCCTTGCTTTTTCAATTCTTTTTTCTGCTTCTTTTTCTGCTTGTATTCTTGCTAGTCTTGCGAACTTATTATCTTCTTTATTTTGCTTTTGTTCGCCTTCTTGTTCAACCTCTGTTGTTTCTTCTTGTGTTTCTTCTGTAGTCTCAACAACTTCCTCTGTTGTTTCTACAGTTTCTTCTTGCTCAACAGTACTCTCAACTGTCTCTTCTTGGTCAGCGACTTCAAGATTGTTTGCGCTTTCATTTAAATTATCTTCCATGATAAATCCTTTCTAATTTGAGATTTTTACGCTATTCACTGCGAATTTATATAAAAAACCGTCTTTCCATAATCGGTAAAACGGTCTGTTATAACATATTTTGTTGTTGCACAGGTGTCTGTGCTTGTTGTAATATTTGCATTACATATTGTAGTACTTGTGGATTATTTGCAATTTGTTCACTTATCTGTGGTGGCAATAATTTCTTTTCCCTCATTTGTTTTAGTTGTGCTTTAAACGGCATTGCACTCTCTGGATATAATTCAATATACTCATCTATTGTTATATATTGTGCTTGTAGTAATGCATCTAATATAGATATGCTTAGACTTTCACTATACGCACTTCCAGCACCAACATCTATCGTTGTTTCAAACTCTGTATTAGCATACATTGCACCATTAAAACTTTCAACTGTTTGTTGTCCGTCATTCTCCACCATATATGATGTATCAAAATTATAATAAGCTTTAAAGAACTGTTCCCAAATCCTCGCAATTTTTTCATGTATTCTCCAAAATTTCTTTTGGATATCTTCAATAGGAACTTTTGCTTGTGTTTGTAGTGCTACTATTGCACTACCACTCATATTTTTACCTAATACCTCGCCGTTCGCAACTTCTGTTGCACCAGTTACCACTCTTGTCATTTCTAGTAACTTATCTGATACTGTTATCGGCATTGTACTAAACGCCGGAGGATTTAAGTATGCTATACCATCAAAATTAGGCGAATAATCCGTTATTATTTCTCCTGGTTTGTTAGTCACTCTTTTACCTTGTAATGCGTTCGGTCTTGTTTTCATTTTAGGAAAACCGATGTTTTGTATTCCCATTTGAATCATTGCATAATTAAAATTAATCGCTCTTTGCGTTGATATTAATTGTTCAACCTCGCCTATTCCATAAATAGACTTTTCTCTTTCTTCCCATTGTCCTACTACTATTGGATATAATGTCATTTTAAACCCTAAATCCATTTTTGGCTCATCTATATCAACTGCCTCATTATCTTCATTTGTTTTGTTTTCTTCGTCTAATTCTAATTTAACGGCTTGCGCATTAGGTGTTAACGGCGTTTCTTGTTGTATTACTACTTGTTGTGTGCTTTTAATATAATAAACCTCTCCATTTTTTCTAAAATACTTGGTCAATACTGTTGCATATTCTTCTCCATCTTGCTCCTCGCCATCATAATTCTTTTCAGTGTCTTCATCAGGATTAATCAATTCAATTTCAATCGCAGTTAAACCTTGTTTTTTAGCGATAGAACGTAATGTTTTTACATTCTCACGGCTTTGTATTATTATCCATTTTTGCCTTTGTTCGTCTTTTTGTTTAGGATTAGCGAACACTATATTCAATGGGTCTATTATTTGCCCATTCATACCACCATTAAATTTGGCTAGTCCTGTTGTTGCTTCATCGTCCCAAAAATAATGAAATATATATGTGCCTTTCTTAAGTCCATCTGCTATAGCTTTGTTGTCTAAATCTTCCTGTTTTATTTCTTTATTTATATGTTTAGCAAAACTTGTAAACTTACTAGCACCTTGCGTTGCATTTTCCGCTTCTAATTCACTCATTACTAATGGTTTATATATCATACTGATTTTACTAGATAATACATTCGCTTTTTTACCATTTACAATATATTTGATTATATTTATAACTGGTCTAGGAAGGTGCTTCGTATTCTCTGTTACTTCAGGCCACTGCTTACCTTCGAAAAAATCAACACACGATTCGCAAGTATCTTTTAAATTTAATTTCTTTTGATATGCTAGCCCCTCTTGCCATTGCTTCCATATATTTTGTGCTAATTCTATATTAGTCATTTTCTACCCTCCCACATATTCTTCAAATATTTTATCTTGGCTCACTTGCTTTTTATCATTTTCTTCTTGTTTGCCATATAACCATTCACTAATTATATTTTTAGTTTCTTCATTATTTTCTTCTACTACTTCTACTGGTTTAATATTTCTATTTTGCCATAAAAAATACGCCACTACCGGCGCTACTCCTAATATATAACCTATTATTACTGCTATTAATACCATATATCCAAATCCTCCTCTTCGTCTGTTTGCAATGCAAACGGTAATTTTTTCTTTACTTCTACTTTTAATGGTTCTTGTGTCCAATATATACAAAATCCTCTTATTGCATCAGGTCCGTGTGTTATTTCGTGTGGTTCATTCGCCACATCTCCAATCTTCTTTTCATCATGTTGTAGCTGTGGTATACATCTTATAAGATTCTTACAAGTGCTAAATATCTTTAGTTTAGAGGTTTTATAACCTTGCTCATCTTCATATACTTTCAACCACTCTTTCATTTGTAACCACCCCTGTTTTCTATCATTGTTAGTTGGATATAATATAATATTTCCTTCTGCAAATATATCCGCTGTACTCTTGCCCGTTTCTTTATGTCTATTCCATAGGTCGGGTGGTGCTAAATGCATATATATGTTTTCGTTTGTTAATTCTTTAATAATATCTCTTGCTTTTGATACGATTAAATTTGGCATATACACTTCTCTAAATACATAAGCATTATTATTATAATCCACGGCTATCCAATACCCTGCTAACATATCTAGCCCATAATCCATTGTAAAATATATATACCAGCCTTTTGGTATTTCAAATGGCTCACATACATGTATATTTCTATTAAATTCTGGAAAGAATTGACCTTCGTATACATCCCATTCGCCATAAAGCATTGCTCTTTTTCTATCTTCTGGTAAACTATTCAACGCTTTTACATATTCAGGGTCATTTTTCATTATATATTCATTTTCAAATACTAATGCTGGTATAAATGCATAGTCACTACCTTCTTCTGTTTCGTTATAATCTTTATCTATAAATAATCTTTTAACCCAGATATGCCCTACACCACCAGGGTTACAAGTTAAATACATTCTAGGCTTTATTTCTTTTTGACATTGCCCACTTAATCTGTTACTTTCTTTTAAACAGTTAAATTGGAACTCTGTAAAATGTGTTGCCTCTTCTATAAATATTACTTCATAAGCTTGTCCTTGATATTGTAATACATCTGTTTCACTATCACAGTATCCTAATTTTATTCTACTTCCATTAGGAAAATCAAAAACCTTTTCTTGTGTTTTATATTGTGCTATTCGTTCTTTTTGATGACATTTTAATTCTTTTTGTAATGGTACAACATGGTTTTCTAGCAACTCATTATATGTTCTTCTTAATAATAAAATTTGTATTCCTGGATAATATAATGCTAATAATATTGCTTTTATTCTAGCAACAAATGATTTGCCTCCACCTCTTGCACCACCATA